GCACCGTATCCAACGAGGCTCTACCCGCTTGAGACTTCCACGAAAGAACCTGCTGACCATCTATCAGGCCGAACTCGTTTTGTAGAAGCATCTGCGCCAAAGCATCTTTTGCTTTTTTCTCCAACTCCTCTCCCTGCTTCGACAGCATCCGTGCTTCCTCTAACTGGTTAATCCAATCCCAAGCATCGGAGGGTAATTCAATGCTTGTTGGTTCGGCTTTCCAGATTCGTGCTATGTCATCAGCGAAAAAGTTTTGCAACTCCTCTTGATCGAGTTCAGAAAGATCACCGGAATCAACGATGTTGCCAAAGAACTCCGCTTCAATCGAGAGTGCTTCAATCGCCGCAGGATTGTCGGGAAGTTCGACAACTGAAAGGTTCATCTGGCGATCAAGAACGGAGAACCAGACAGGCACTTGAAGCACCGCCTGTTGCGCCCATCCTTGCCATAGCCATTCAGCAGGGAGATCATCGGAACTACTCACCGAGTATTTCGTTGTTGTCTTTGCTTCAACAACCACATTCGGGGAGTTCTCGTCATCTACTCCGTCAAGGCTGATCGACAAACGCCCGTCACGATAAACGACATTCGGTGTCATGATTTCGGTGCCGAGAACCCGTGAAGCGTTCACGAGAAGCGGAGACTCCAGCAGGTTGCCTCGCTCGAATACCGCATTGGTTGGCTTGACAACTGGCTCTGAAAGTTTGTCCGCTAAAAGCGCTGACCTGTTCGAGTATGGGCTTGCGTTCATCAGGGCTGGAATATCGGAAGCCCCAAACACGCACTGCCCGTTCTCATCCTTCCATCGAGTCAGTAGCCACTCTTGACTTCCGTGTATTGGTTTTGGTATCAGTTTCATTCCTTCTCTCTTTCATTAGTTGTTTCGTTGATTATTACTCAGGGGTGTTACAGGGTTAGAGCGCCTTGTCTGCTTTGCGATCTGCGGCGGCATCCCTAATCTCCCAAGTGCCGTTCTTAATCTTGCGGAAAGTATCCGTGTGACCTTCCAACCATCTCCTGATCGCTGGTCCACTTAGCCCTGTGAGTTCCTTCATCTTTTTAGTTGTAATTTCCTCAAACACATTCTCTGCGGCGTAGTCCAGCAGGGCATCGTATTTGTCGCTCACCTTGAAAGATTCGGGAGACTGCTTTGCACCTTCAAGAAGGCTTCGCAAGGTTTCCTTATCAACCTGCTCTCTCACCGACTGGGTAACATTCGCCACCCAAGCAGGCCTGCCGTATTCCTCGATGGCTTCCTTCACTATCTGTACTGCGTTCATTTCTTTTCTCCTTCGTTGATTATTTTGATTTGTATGACATTGTTGTATCCGTATGCGCTGAACGGAAATCGTTGAGCCTTTTGAACTGCGGTTCGAAGGTTCGGTGCTTCGTAGGTCACGGTGTCCTTATACAACTGACCGAACTTTGTTGAGGTGTGAACCTGCATCGTGTAGGCGTTCACTGTTCCTCTATTCCGAACAGCCCGTTGTGAACTTCCGTTATCACCTTGTTCGAAAGTTTCGCATTGTGTCCTGAAGTCCAGCCGCAGGTGCAGATGATATGAGTTTCCCAAGCCGAGTGCTTATATGGGTGAGTTGTGTATGCTCCGATGTTTTCGGTAACAGTCTTTGTGATCGTGTGACCTTCGCAGATCAACCAACAAGTTGTCTTTGTTTCAATCACGAGTTCGCCTGCAAATCTTTTGCGTACCAGATCGCATCGCTTCGAGTTCCTCCGATGAAGAACACTTCTGAAGGTTCGTAACTGTCAAGACCATCAATGACCTTCGCAACCCACCAGCAGTTGCGGCTGTCGTTCCTGATTGCGAAATCTGTTCCAACAACTTGATAGACACCTGCACTGAGTTTCTTTGTAGCGCTCATGACTTCCTCGTTACCGAGATTGAGTGGTCTGTCTCAAACTGTAATGCGGTACTGCTTCCGAAACTACTTGCAACATCGAAAGCCAGATTGACAAGATTCCAACACTCCTCGCAAAATAAATGCTCTGGCTGAAACTCGTATTTGAACCCATCTATGTTTTGAATTTGTGCGTACTTCTTGACTGCTGATTTCGTGGCGCTCATTACTTCACCTCCAGTGTGACAACTTCGAAGCGGAACGCTGGATTTGTTTCTGATGCTTTTGCGTTTAACTCATCGCACATTATTTTTGCGGCAACGAAGTCGCTGAACTTGAACACCTTGATTGTTTTTGAACCAATCTGATTGTGCTTTCTAATCAGATGATGCTTGAACTTTGCTTCCATCTCGACCCTCCCTTGAGTCTTGCGGGGTACTTCCCCGATAAAGCAAGTCTAAGATGCGGCGCTACCCGATTGCCACAATCCTTTTTAGGCGTGAATAGCAGGTTTCGGGGTGGGGAGCATCCCTGCGAACTGAAAGCCCCAAGGAAATCGCCCGCAGGAATACTCAACCCGTGTCACGAGGCGGAGAAGGAGAACACCCCGCAACACGGTCAGGCTAAATGTTCGACTGCATCCTGTCCACTACCAAGAACACGCATTGATTGAACCATTGCAACTGGAACGGAAAGCACACAATCATATTGCTCGTAACTATTCAACGATTGCGAAAGAACAATGTGATCAGGCTTTATTTCTGGCAACAAAATCCCGCACGAAACAACTACACAAGGGTTTGTGTCAATATCGCTTTTCTCAATCCAAGTATTTGTATCTGCGTGCGCATCGTGCCAAACAATTTCTATGAATGTTGCCATAACTCACCAACCTTCTTTTTTCCTATCCGCACAGAACACTGGCGCTTGAATAGTGATATTTCTTTCAGGTGTGACAATAGCCAAAGCCTGCTGAGGTTGCTCGAAACCAAAGCCCATCAACAAGGCGTACTCATCAAAACCTTTCATCGAACCGTTCACAACCATCGAAGGTGTCGAAATGTATTGATGCCAATGTCCTAGCCAAAGAGTTTGAAACGATTTCCCTGTGACCATATAGCGCTGGTGCTTCCTCGCACGCATCCGCATAATCGGCGGATAGATGCCACCGATACCGCCACCGCCAGAAACTTGATCGCCGTGTGTAATTAAATGACCGTGTTCATAAATCTGAATTAAAGCATCGGCTGATTCCGGAATGGTGAAGGTCACTCGTTTGTCTTTTGTGAAACTTCGTTCAACCATCTTGGCAAGTAGCCAGTCGAAGTTTGTTTTGACTCGTTGCTTCATTCGAGGCTTTCGAGTTGTCCTGCCGTGATTACCAACTACCGAAACCACATGGCATTTCTTAAACTCGGTTGCGAGTAGTTCGACTGCCGCCGAAACTTGCTCAGCCCAGAACAGTAGTGAGCCAATCATCGTGTCCTCGTTAGTCAGCGCAAGTTCCTCGTGGATATCGCCAGAGAAAATGTCTCCACCGAGAATTACTACAACCCCGTCATAGGTGACACCCGAAAGATAATGCCGAGAAAGTTTGATCACATTCTGTGTCCACCTCTCTAAACGCATCACCGCAATCTCACGGTTGTAAGCGTTTAAGCCTTCCATCTCCTCTGGATTAACAACCTCATCAAAGTGTGTATCGGAAAGCATCACAACTAATGTCGCTGCGTGCGTTTTAGGTTTCGCAGGCGCAAGCCAAATCGGAGGCTTTACGGAAAGCCCATCAACCTGATCAACAACTGAAAGCGCTTTCTCTAACTCATCGAGTTTCGTTTGAAGTCGAACATTTTGGTTGGCGTAAGTGTCACGCTGTTTCCTTAGCCGCAACAACTCCCCGCTGCTCTCTACCTCTAACGCATCATTGATTTGATCGCCTAAGCCCATCAGATACCTTCCCTGTTTCGCCAACGAATAATCGCTGTGCGTGAAATATCGCAACCATTTTCCTTAAGTACCTGTGAGATGACTGATGCCGAGATTGTTGGATTACGCAAAGCGCACACCAAGTCCTCTCTGTCCTCTCCTTGCATTGATTGAATCGCCAGATCAACTGATGATTTTAACCCACCGCCATTAACTGGCGTTGCCTCGATCTGCTGTAGCAGTTTTCCCATAGTCACCTTCTCTGTGATCTTGAATATGTGCTTCTAACTTGTCATCTACCTTGTTCAACCCTTTATAGATCATACGAAGTTGCATCTGAACAACTGCGTGATCTTCACGGTTTTCCTTTCGTGCTTCCTTTGTCTCTTTCTTAAATGATTGCATGAACCCGACAACAATGCCACCAAGTGTCGTAATACAGGCGACAACTATTGAAGCGGCACCCAAATCCATTTATGCACCTACAACCACTTGCGCAGGCGGATTCGCCACAAAAACAGCCTTAATCTGCTCAGACGATTTCTTGCCATCCACTTCAACATGAAACCAATCTCCATTCGGTGCGCCATGAACAGTCTCCTTTGTGTACTTTTGCCAAGCCATATCACGGTCACACTTCGAGGCACGCCCGTGCGGTGCGGGGAAATAGTCAATAATCATTTCGATACCTAAAGCGTCAGCGTGCTTGACGAGATAATCCATCGCCTCCATAGCGTGCTTGCGGCCACCCTTAGCAACGCCACGCTTCCCGTCACCCATATTGCGCCACGAGATATCTGCGGCACGACCAGTTGCGTGAACGCTTAACGATTCTTTGCCACGCATATTTCGAACACCCCAACTGCCATTGTTCCAGAGGGCAGGCGAATACGCCTTGAATAGTTCACGCATCAAAGCGGTTAGTTGCGGATGTTCACCTGCGGCGGCACCATCCTTGTTTCCGGTGTACGGGCGTTTCACTTAGCAACCTTTTTAGCGGCAATCTTTTTCGGTGTAGCACCAAACGCCGCATCGATCTCGTCAGCAGTAAGTTTCCCATCAACGCTTGCACGAGCCAAAGACTCGACAACTTTGAACACGGAGACTGCGCCAGCGAGTGCTGCAGCCTTCCAAATCTCTAACTCTGGTGCAATAACGCTCGCACCTGTAATCACACCCAACGCATTAGTAAGAAATAACGCAACAATTCTTCCTGCGACATCTTGAGCCTTTTTCATTCTTGATCACCTTTCCTTAACATGGTTGCCACAAAGTGTACTAGCACGGTCAAACAGGTAATCCATAAAGCCTGCCGCAAAGTTGTTCCAGACAAAGTAAGCAACACCAAGCCCGTGCCAGCCCACACCCAAGCGTTCTCAATTAAGTATTCATGCAATTTTTTCATTTACGCCTCGCAGGTGCAGGTGAAGGTAGAGCAACAAGAATTGTAGTGCCTGCAATAATTGTGCGCCGCACCGCCACATTCACATTCGAACCTAACGGCACATAAGTACTGAATCCGCTATTACCGAAAATGTTTAGCGTGTCCTCAAATGCTTCCTTAACTTCGTTAGGAACATCAGGATTGTTCATAGCGTCTGCGATAACGCTTGCCATTGACTCAGAGAGTTGCGCAGGTTCGATCTCCTCGAATAGTTCTTGGGCCTGCTCGCCAGTAATTGCTGTCAGTACCTCAGCAGAGGCAACTAACTGCTCGGCTTGTGCGCTTGATAAATCGGCTTCAAGAATCTGCTCTACAACCGCTTGCACTTCCTCTGGGGTCGAATCAGCCAAAGCCGAAAGCGCCTCAACAAACTCCTCCTGCGTTAAAGGCTCATCAGGCTCTATTAGAGGCAGGAAAGTCTCAGGGGGTGTCTCTACCGTGTTTGTTGTTTCGGGTGCGTTAGGGAGGCTTAGAACAGGTGCTAGCGAGGTTTCTGGAGGTAGGTTCACGATTGTTACGGGAGCAACGGTTTCGGGAGGTGCGGCTTCCGTTACTGGCGGGGAAGGCTCGGTGACTGGAGGTAAAGCCTCGGTTGCGGAAGGTACAGGTTCGATAGCGGGCGGAGGTGGAGCAGTAACCTGAACAGATGAAGTTGTTTCTGGGATTGTTGTTGTTGTTTGTGGTTGTGCCGTTGTGGTTGTTGCAACGGTTGATGGAGAAATAGATGAACTTGTTGTGGTGGTGCTTGCTGGCATCTCCGTTGTCGTGGTACTTGGTTCTGTGGTTGTCGTTTCAAGCGTGGAAGTCGTTAAAGGCGTCAAAGGCTCATTTGTAAAAAACTCAGGCTGGACTATTTCCCAACCACGCCCGTCAATGTTCCACGCAAACATAAAGCAAGTGCCGCCACCGTTCTCATAGAACCACGCATCAACGGCCTGAGTTCCCGCATCTATTTCGATCAGCCCTGTCTCAGTAGCCGAACAACCTTGATCTTGCCAGACACCAAACTCCTCTATACCTATCTTGATTGTGCCACCGTCATCTGACGCAATCCAAAACTCGATCGTGTCGTGTACCGGAATCTGAAGGTATCCCGTGTAATGCAACATGAACGAATCCCAACCACAATCACCAAACAAGTTTTGCTCATAATCCCAAGTCGCATTAATAAACGGTTCAATACTGCTACCGCACAACGGGTAAGCAACATCAGACTTCGTTGGTGGTATCTGATCTATTTGATACCCACGAACCAGCAAACCAACCTGTGATGCCTCTGCAGGCTGTGGTGCAAACAATGCAAATAGGGCTACAGGGAGAAAGATCAGCCAACGAGACTGAAACACATTACGGCTCTACGGGTTCAACTGTTTCAACTGGAATAATTTTTATTGGTGGTGCAACAAATACATCTGCGTCAGCGTCATAAGTAAAACCAATTCCAGCATAAGTACCACGAAAATTATTGTTGTATGAAGTCTCTAACCATTGACCGTCAAGACCCAATGAAGCAATAAAGGCTTGACCAACTGGTTCAGATTCAGGAAATGGCAAATCGTCACAATCACTGTTCGCAACAACAATCACATTCTGAACAATATTTTCATCATCTATCAACGCAAAGTGTGCCATATCAAATCCTATATCTCACATAAACAACGCCACTGCCACCGTTACCTGATGCTGAACCAGAACCGAACATTGATGTACCGCCACCACCTGATGCAGTGTTTGCTGCTGCAGCGACACCAGTCTCACGATAGTTACCACCACGCCCACCAATAGATGAACCTCCAGCACCGCCAGTTGCATCATATGAGCCACCGCCACCGCCACCGCCCTTGAACAAAGATGAACCACCAATAAATGTATTTACTTGAAATCCAGCACCACCAGCACCGCCATCATTACCTGATGCGTTTCCACCTACTGCACCTGAACCACCACCACCACCTGCTGGATAAAGCAAACCTGCACCGCCACCATATCCAAGAGGAATGATGTTGTCATAACCTGCACCACCAGCAGAACCACCGCCAGTTATCCCACCACCACCACCACCTTGAGAAAGAATGTATCCAGCAACATAACTTGCGCCACCACTGGCATAAGGAGAAGCACCGCCAGCGCCAACGGTTATCGTTGTGTTCGTTGAAAGATAAACACTGATAGCGACTCGTGCGCCTGCACCACCACCACCACCAGCCTGGGTGCTGCCACCAAAGTTGCAAGGTGCGCCAGCACCACCACCAGCGAACATCAATACATCAAAATATCCAGCCCGTGTAATAGTAAGCGTGCCAGTTGCGTTGAACTGCAAATACTCATAATCCACTGATGAAATAGTTACTGGTGTTGGCGCACCAATTCCACCTGTTGCTGTTCCATATCCACTGACACCGCCTGCAGCCTTACCCCAATTAGAAACTATGGGAGTAGCACCAAGCGTGCGCTGTGCGTAGCGTGTCATGGTTACGCCGTAATTCTGTTTACGAAACCAAAAATCTCAATCTTGCTTGCAGCCGAAGCAAACGCAGTAACAGTTGTAGCAGCAGAACCAGTACCACGCAAAATCAGACCAGCACAAACCAAAACAAGACCTGATGGTGTTGCAGCAATACTTTGCTGAATAATGTCTTTCGTTACCGACACACCACCAAACTCAACTGTCAATGTTCGTGCAGCAGAATCCGTGTTCACCGCATACAACCAAATCTCATCCAATGTAGTTGCGCTAGTTCCTGTTGCATGAATTGTTGTTCCAAGTGTTGCTGTTGCAACAACGGTGATGCCTGTTCCGTTTGTTGAACCGCTTAGGATTTGTTTACTAAATGTTGCCATGTTTTTCCTTTACCCGAATACTTGTGAACTTAGAACAAACTGATCATCCTCACCGAGAGCAGCCCACGCTGTGCCAGTGTAATAAAGCAAACTGTTTGCATCAGAAATATAACAAATCATTCCTTCACTAAGTGTCGGCTCACCTGCACCACCGAAGGCTGCATCACGGGCTGCTGTGCTAGCAAAAACCATCACAGCCTGATCCATCAGAAATGTATTGACCTGTGCTGCAGTAAGTACAGCCCCACTAGTAAAGAGTTTTGCGCCTGCGCCTGCCATAGTGCCTCCGAGTGTAACACTCTATGTTAGTGCGTTTGTCGAGTCCATCACACCAAAGGTTGCGTCATCAAGGGTGAACGGATAAACAAGATCAGCAACAGCAAGCCCGAACTCAACCGTGTGCGAACTAGGGCTGATCACATGGCGGATATTTTCAATGCTGTATTCCTTCGTCACGCTTGCTGGAGTTCCGGTGGGGTAGGTGCGTGTGATGCTTATAACATCGGCAATTTCGATAGCGGTTAAAGTTGCTTGATTTCCAGAACTCAAAGGATTATAAATTGTTTGCAATTTATCGAACCTGTATTCAGGAAACTTATATCGATCAAGCAAATCCGTTGCCAGAGTTAAGGCTGCGGCGTCATCTACTAATAGTAGGCCTGAAAGATTAAGCGTTGAAATCCCGTATTCCGTTTGTGACGCAACATCATTAACGGTTTGATCTGTTCCACCTTCGATAGTACAGACCACCTTGTTGTATAGGAACTCTTGACCGTACATAACAGACAGGCTGGT